AATCATAATTTAGAAAGGAAAAAATGAAGACACAAGAAGCATTAAAACTAGTGGGCGGTTTAAGTAAGCCCTCAAAAATGCCTGGCTGGGCATATGGTATACCAGCTGCGGAATGCAAAACTGGTAAGAAGCTCCAGAACGTGGAAGGCAGTACCTGTTATGGCTGTTACGCTCTGAAGGGCTGCTATGTATTTAAAGTTGTGCAGGATGCACAATACAGAAGACTAAACAGCATCAGGCACCCTTACTGGGTTCGCGCAATGACTCACCTGTTACAATCTAAGAAATCAAAATATTTTAGATGGCACGATTCTGGTGACGTGCAAGACTTGAAACACCTGGCAAAAATTTTTGAAGTTGCAAGAAGGACCCCAGACGTACAGCACTGGATGCCGACGCGGGAAGCGTGGGTCAAGCCATATTTAAAATATAAACCTTCTAATCTGGTAATACGATTCAGTATGCCGATGGTGGACCAGCCTGCCTCTGGCTCCTGGCCTCATACATCCACTGTGGTGACAAGCGGCAGGACGTGCCCAGCTCCAGATCAAGATAATGCGTGCGGAGACTGCAGAGCCTGTTGGGATTCAAACGTTAGGAACATAGCATATGGCCAGCACTAAGAAGAGCGCTCTGGCCACAAACGCGATAGTGGATCTCACAGCCATGAATACAGAGGTGTTTATAAATTATAAAAGTTTCGAGCGGCAAGCCACAAGCTGCAAGCCACAAGCAACAAGCGTCAAGCGTTTAAAGACTCAAGCCACAAGCAGCAAGCCGCAAGCTCCGAGCAACAAGCGTCAAGCGACAAGCCACGAGCAGCAAGCTCCTCGATTTTATAGCCCTCATAAAGATACGAGAGGCTAGAGACGAGGGACTTAACTAAGATGAAAGTATTCTTAGGATGGGTCATATGGAAGGCAATTTGATGTGGTGAGAACCGTATTTTTTTACTACGAGTTACTTTTAGTTCAACAGTGAAAAAGAAATGATTTTTGTTATACCCCAACAGATCTGGAACGCCTGGAATGGCTAAATTTTCTATCCTTGTCCAAGTTATATTAGGTGATTTTTTCTTAACTTCTTGCCAAAATTTTTTCTCAGGTTTCAAAGTAATTACAACTTTTTGATAACCTTACCCATTTTCCAAGATTCAGGTTCTATTGTAATAACTAAACGATGAGATTCTCTAACGCCAATCAATTTATTTTCCATTAATTGAATGCCTTTGATATCAAAAAAATCTCCATTTGGAAGTGCAACTTGAACCCTTGCGTTTTGTACAGTGGGTGAAGTTAAAAATTTATCTAATGTCTGTCTGAATAACTTTCCGTTTATCATATTTATTTAGTGGACCAGTGCAGTCTCCCGTCCTGGCCCATTTCTATAGAATATTGCAATTTACGCCAAATTACTGTAATAGTCAATAGATGGGAGTACCAAAGCAATTAACAGAAATGCAAATTAAATTTGCTCAACTGTTGGTGACGAATGAAGGAAGAAAGACACCAACGGAATGTGCAATAGAAGCGGGCTATCAAAAAGAATCCGCAGCCGTTCGTGCGTCTGAATTAAGAAATCCAAATAAGTTTCCACTTGTCGCAAAGTACATTGGCGAATTAAGAGATGAATATCAAAAAAAATATGAAGTTACTTTTAGTAGACATATATCTGAATTAGCAAAAATTAGAGATGATGCCAGAGCTAAAGGTGCATGGTCCGCTGCAACCAATGCTGAGATAGCAAGAGGTAAAGCAGCAGGTTTATATATTGAACAAAAAATTATTCATCATAATAAAATTGAAGATATGTCAGCAGATCAATTAATGAATAAGATGAAAAGAATTTTGGAAGATAATAAAGGTTTAATTGAAGCAGACTTTCAGGAGGTGTTAGAAACTCCAACACCCCCTAAAAAGGTTATTGATTATTCTTCTTCAGAATCTTCATCTGAATCCTCATCCATTGAATCATCAGAATCATCTTCTTGAATTTCTAAAACATCATAAATATTAGCAATCTTATTTTCAAGTTCTTCAACTTTATCTTCTAATTGTTCTATTTTGTTTTTGTTTTCGACTTCATCGTCTTTGTATCCAAACATATTTCCTCCTGGTTGGACCGCGAACCATAAATTAAAACTTTCTGTAATCAATATATTTTAAAAATATATTAAATGAATACTATCCTACAATTTTACCTTTATTAGGGCCTTTTTTAATTACATATCGTTGAGTACCGTTTTTACCAATCTCAACTTCTTTACGTAGCATTTGAAATAGTTTCATTTCTTTTGCTGCTTCCCATTGTTCTTGTATGTAATTTAAAACTTTACCTTTATTTGCTTTTTCTCTAGTCGCCATTTGTTTCCTTTTTGTTATGATAAACTTCATACCAAGTATCACACTTATCACATTGATACATGCTTACTATTAAATACTCTGAATCAGGATTAGTATCTTCGGTATCAAAGTCATTATTCCATCTTACTTCATTATCACAGTAAAAACATTTCATAGATCAATATTATCTCCAGGTTTACTTCCTTCTTCCCAAGCAAGAAGTATTATGCATAATAATATTATCCACCATATCATATATTACTAAATGTTATATTAAACTGATGAGACATACAATGTTGTGTTAACAAATTTTCTGTAAATTTTTCTTTAGTGTTAATGTCTACTTTAGGCCATTTACGATCACCTGACCAAGCACAACCTTTATACAAATCTGCATCAATTAATGCTTGCCTATATTTTTGCCATCTAGGCCACATGTCATCAATGTATTTTTGACGTTTAGGAGTAAGCCTCAAAGGTTTTTTCCAAGTTGTATTTTTCATCATCATTTCCCATGCTTTTTCTGTACAGTCTAATTTGTGTTTCATATTTATTCCTTTCTAAAAGTTAGGGGCCAATTAAGGCCCCTTAATGTTAATGTTCTTCTTTAATTGGTGTAAAGACTACTTTGTATTTATTATTTCTAGTTTTATACACTTTCTTAATTACATCATACCACTGATAAGTGTTTACGCAACCAGAAAACATTTTAGATCTTTTTTTAAGTTTACCTATAAAGTGATTTGTATTAAATCCTTTATGAGATATTGCATGTAGCAATGCAAACATAAAAAAACTATTTTTAACTTCTTTATCTAAAATATCAAAAACATTTAAGAAAAATACTCCAATAGCTTCGGCATTTCTCTGTCCTGCTTCTGATATATCAAACTTACCATCTAAGAAGTTTAGTTCTAGGCCTCTTTCCCTTTTGTAACATCCATTTAATATGGTTGTAACAACAGAAAATTTATTATCTAAGCCATATGTTTCCATAAACTTTTTATAATAAATGTATGAAGGTATGTTTTTATCTACGTAACGTTTTAGATAGTCTTTATTAGACCAACTAAGTTTTGTAGAATTCATACCTGCAACATCATTGATGCTTATGTATTCAACCACTAGAAATCTTATCGGTAAAGATAAAATTTTGTATGCTTGAAATCTATGTTGCCCATCAAGAATTGGATATTGTCCATTCTTATTCATAGGACCAACATAAAGTGGCATCTCAGATAGGTTTTTTCTTTTGATTGCAGCAATTAATTTATTAACGTGCGATACGTTAATATCTCTATTGCCTTTGACGTTACAAAACAACTCATAGTTAGTTGTTTCTTGTACTTCACTAACTTTTCTAATTAGTGCCGTATTACTTGCAGTGCCATTTGCACTTTTTGTTTTTTCTGTTCTCATTTTTATTCCTGTATTTATTGTTTATAATTAATTTAAATTTATCCTTAAAAGGTTAATTTAAATTATACCTTATTATATAATAATCTAGGGGAGAAATGTCAAGTCTATAAATCAATTTTTTCTAATTTTAAAATACAACCTATAGGAAATATATTTCTATCACTAAAAACTTCGTCCTTATCATCATAACTAGCAAAAGTTTTTAAAAACTTTTTATCTTTGCTATAGATATAAGCTAAAGTAATCATAGTGCTTGCTTGAAAACTATCAAATTCTTCTTCTGTTGCATGTCCAGCGTCACCTGTAATATCAACCCAAGATATTCGGTAAAAATAATATTTCTTTTTGTTGATTACAACGTGTTTATACTTGGATTTCTTGGTTTTACGCATAATTTCTGTCTATCACACTTCTCCCTATAAGTACTATTATATTATATTAGAATATAATAACCCAAAAACGCTCAACAACTTTGTGATTTTGTGAAAATAATACTATTTTCCTTATATACC